GAGCCGGTCGCACCCACGGACTACCCGACCGTCGCCCGTGCCTACGGGGCTGCGGTACGGTCGGGCTTGATTCCGGCGTGCCGGTGGGTGCAGCTCGCCGTCGAGCGGCAGGACCGGGACCTGGTGCGCGCGAGCGTGGAGGGGGCCGACTGGCCGTACGTCTGGAGCGACGACGCGGCGACGGCCGTCTGCGCGTTTGTCGAGCGGCTCCCGCACGTCGAGGGGCGCTGGGCGACGCCGACGATCCGGCTGGAACCGGCGCAGGTGTTCCTGCTCTGCCTGCTCTTTGGCTGGCGGCACCGGGCCGAGCCGGCGCGCCGCCGGTTTACCTCGCTCTACTGGGAACTCGGGCGCAAGGGCGCGAAAAGCACGCTCATGGCGGCGATCGCGCTCTATCACCTGGTCGCCGAGGGCGAGCCGGGGCCGAGCGTGATCTGCGGGGCGACGACCGGATCGCAAGCGCGGATCGTGTTTGGGATCGCGAACCAGATGATCACGCGCTCCGGGTACCTCCGGGGGCTCGGGCTCCGGCCGTTTGTGAACAGCATTTGTCTCATGCCGGAGGGGACGACGATCGGGACGATGAAACCGATCAACGCGAAAGCCTCGACGCAGGACGGGCTGAACCCGAGCTGCATCGTCCTCGACGAGTCGCACGCGCAGACGTTTGAGCTGCATGACGTGTTGAAAAGCGCGCAGGGCGCGCGCGCCAATCCCCTGCTGCTCTGTCCGACGACCGCCGGCTACGACCAGCTCTCAATCGGCTACGCGCTCCGGACGACGCTCTGCAAGGTACTGGAGGGGACGATCGCCGCCGAGCATCTGCTCGGGCTCATTTACACGCTCGACGAGGGCGACGACTGGCGCGAGGAGCGGCACTGGGTGAAAGCCAATCCGATGCTCGGGACGACGCCGACGCTGGACTATATGCGGCGCTACTGCCTCGACGCGCAGCAGACGCCGGGGCTGGAGGGCGAGTTTCGCGTCAAATGCTGTTCGCAGTGGGCGAACGCCGGATCGGCGTGGCTTTCGCTGGCGCACTGGGACGCGTGCGCCGAGCCGACGCTGCGGATCGAGTCGTTCACCGGGGCCGACTGCTGGATCGGCGCCGACCTGGCGCAGCGCGACGATCTCGCGGCCGTCGCCTACGTGTTCGCGCGCGAGGAGCGGCTCTACGCGTTTGTGCAGTGTTACCTCCCCGAGGACGTGGTCGCCGAGCGGTCGCGCGCCGTGCCGGAGTACCGGATCTGGCGCGAGCGCGGCGAGCTGGTGCTCACCGAGGGGAACTACATCGACTACAACCGGATCGAGGCCGATATCCGGGCGGCGTGCGTGCGGTACCAGGTGCGCGATATCTGTTTCGATCAGTTTGGCTCGACACAGCTCGTGTCCAACTTGTGCAACAACGGCGGGTTCCCGGCGCGGCACGAGTCGAAAAACGCAAAAAATATGACCGGGCCGGCGCGCGAGCTGGAGGGGCTCGTCACGCGGCGCCGGTTCCGGCATGACGGCAACGGCTGTTTACGCTGGCAGGCGAGCAACGTGATCGTGCGCCGGGGCATCGACGATAGCCTGTTGCCGAAAAAAGAGAGCGCCGAGAGCCCGAACAAGATCGACGCGATCGACGCCCTGCTGCTCGCGATCGGGGGCTGGCTCCGCGCGCACGCGGCACAACCGCAGTATGCCGTGCTGGTCGTCGGATGAATGGGGAACCGCCGACCCGGCCACGCGGTCGGCCACGCGTCGAGGAGCCGGGGACGCGGCTCAGTACCTACGTGCGGAACTCGGACTACGACCGGCTCGTACGGCTCGCCCTGAAACACGATCGCACCGTGAGCGCGATCGTGCGCGACCTGTTGAAACTCAAACTCAAATAACGATCCGACTCTAATCGGCCGGCGCGGCGGCGAGCGGATGCTCGTCCGCACGCATGGAATACGGGTATGCCCTGCTCGACGTGAAGGCGCTGAACCCCGAGCGCCGCACGTTCACCGGGATCGCCTCGACGCCGGAACTCGATCGCGCCGGGGACCTGGTCGATCCGGCCGGCGTCACCTTTTCAGCCTCGATCCCGCTCCTCTTCCACCATGACCGCACGCGCCCGATCGGCCGCGTGCAGCTCGCGAAAAGCCCGAGCGGCGTCACGTTCACGGCGTCGATCCCGCACGTCGAGGAGCCCGGCGCGCTCAAGGACCGGGTGGACGAGGCGTGGCAGTCGATCAAGGCCGGGATCCTCACGGGCGTGTCGATCGGCTACCGGATCCTCGGCGACGGCGTCGAGTACCTGAAGGACGGGGCGCGCAAGCTCACGCGCACCGAAATTTGCGAGTTGAGCCTCGTCACCATTCCGGCTAATGCGAGCGCCTCGATCCTGCTCGTGAAATCCCTCGCGGCGACGCCGCACCGAAAGGACCGCGCTATGAAACTCACTACGGCCGAACACGTCACCGCGCTCGAAAACAAACGCGCGGCGCTCACCGGCCGCATGGCCGAGATCATGGAAACGGCCGCCGCCGATGCCTCGACGCTCACCGACGAGGCCGCCGTCGAGCATGACGGGCTCGCCGTGCAAGTGAAGTCGATCGACGGGGACCTGGTGCGCTGGCGCGAGCTGGAAAAGATCCAGCAGGCAAACGCCGCCGTCGTCCCGCCGACGCCGCGCCAGACGCTCCCGGTGATCTCGGTCAAGGGGCATAACCTCCCGGCCGGTACCTCGTTCATTCGCCTCGCGTGCGCGAAAGTCGTATCGCACGGGAACCTGTACGAGGCGGCCGAGTACGCGAAACGCTGGGACGACTCGACGCCGGAGGTCAGTCTCGCGCTCAAAGCGGCGATCGCGCCCGGCACGGCGACCGATGCGACATGGGCCGGGCCGCTCGTGAACAAGAATATTTCCAGCGACTTTGTCGAGCTGCTGCGCGCGGCGACGATCCTCGGCAAGATCCCGAATTTCCGCAACGTGCCGTTCAACACGCAGGTACCGACACAGACGGCCGGCGGCACCTACAACTGGGTCGGCGAGGCGAAACCGAAACCGTTGACGAAACTCGCGTTCGCGAGCGCGTCGCTCGGGATCTCGAAAGCGGCCGGCATCATTGCGATCACCGAGGAACTCGCGCGCCTCTCGTCCCCGAGCGCCGAGGCGCTGGTGCGCGCCGACATGATCGCCGGGATCTCGCGGTTCCTCGATCTGCAGTTCATCGATCCGGCCGTCGCGGCCGTCGCCGGGACCAATCCCGCGAGCGTCACGAACGGCGCACCCACGGCCGCCGCGAGCGGCGCCCCGCTCGCCGACATACTCGGGCTGATCAACCACTTCGCGACCAACAATATCGACGTGAACGGGCTCGCGTTTGTGATGAACCCGAGCAACCTCCTCGCGCTCGCGTTCCGGAACAACGCGGACGGCTCGCCCCAGTTCCCCGGCCTGACGGTACAGGGCGGCTCGTGGAAGGGGCTCACGTTCATTGGCTCGACGGCCGCCGGGACCAACGTGATCGCGATGCAGCCGAACCTGATCCTGATGGCCGACGAGGGCAGCGTCACGATCGACGTGTCGCGCGAGGCGTCGCTGCAGATGGACTCGGCGCCCATGAGCCCGGCCGATGCAACCGTTGTGATGGTTTCGCTCTGGCAAAACAATATGGTCGGCCTGCGCGCCGAGCGGTTTATCAACTGGGTGAAAGCGAACGCGAACGCGGTGAAATACCTGACGGCCGCCGCGTGGCCGGCGCCGTCTGGCGAAACCGGCGGCACCGTCGCGATGCCTGGCAACGGCGGCGCGAGCGCGAAACAGGCGGCGTAGATCATGGGACTCCTCGCAACCGTCCGCGCGCGCGTGGGGCAGCTCCTCGCCCCGGCGGCGCGCCCGGTCGGCGCGGGGGGCTGGTGGCCGGTCGTCCACGAGGCGAACACGGGCGACTGGCAAAAGAATATCGCCCCGATCACGCTCGACACGGCCCTGAGCAATCCGACCGTGTTCCGGTGCGTCAGCCTGATCGCCGGGGACATATCCAAAACGCCGCTCCGGCTCGTCGCGATCGACGCGAACGGGATCTGGACCGAAACGACGAGCCCGGCGTTTTCTCCCGTCCTGCGAAAACCGAATCGGTACCAGACGATCGGCCAGTTCCTTGAGCAGTGGACGCTCAGTAAGCAGCTCACCGGCAACGCGTACATCCTGAAGGACCGGGATCAGCGCGGCGTCGTCGTCGCGCTCTACGTCCTCGATCCGGCCGGCGTCACGCCGCTCGTCGCGCCAGACGGCAGCGTGTATTACCAGCTCAAAGCCTCGGACCTGGTCGGCCTGCCGGAGGGCGCGCTCGCGGCGCCGGCACGCGAGATCATTCACGATCGCTGGAACTGCATCTATCACCCACTGGTCGGCCTGTCGCCGCTCTACGCGTGCGGCGGCGCGGCAACCGAGGCGAACCTGATACAGGGCTCGTCGTCGGAATTCTTCAGCAAGGGCGGCCGTCCGAGCGGCCTGCTCGTGGCGCCGACCGAGATCGATCCGAAAACCGCCGAGCGCCTCTCGGCCGCGTGGCATAGCCTCGGCCCCGGCAAAACCGCCGTCGTCGGCTACGGCATGAAGTATCAGGACATTGGCACGAGCGCCGTCGATAGCCAGCTCACCGAGCAGCTCGATCACACCGTCGCGACGATCGCCGGCTGTTTCGGCGTGCCGGTGAGCTACGTCGATTCGACGCAGCAACCGCCCTACGCGAACTCGGAGGCGACGCAGCGCCAGTATCACGCCCAGTGTTTACAGGTGCAGATGGTCGCGCTGGAAACCGCGCTCGACGAGGGGCTGGAGCTGCCGACGCCCTACGGGACCGAGTTTGATCTCGACGCGCTGATCTGGCTCGACGTGGCAACACGCTCGGCCGCCGCGAAGGAGGGCATCAGTTCCGGCGCGCTCACGCCGAACGAGGCGCGGCGCAAGTTTTACGGGCTCGGCCCGGTCGAGGGCGGCGACACGCCGTACCTGCAGCAGCAGCAGTACTCGCTCGCGGCGCTCGCCGAGCGCGACGCCGACGCGCCCTTCTCCAAGCCGGCCCCGGCGCCGCCGCCTGCGCCGCCGACCGAGGAAGAGATCGCCGCCGCCGTGGGCGACCTGGCAGCGGAGGACTGATGGCGCTGGAGTTTACGCGCGTCGCGCTCGCCGGGCCGCTCTGGACCGTCGCCGAGGCGAAAACGAAACAGCTCCGGCTGCGCGACGCCGAAACCGCCGACGTGCAGGAAAAGCTCGACACGGCCGAGGACGCGATCCTCGCCTACCTCGGCCCGGCCGTCGATCCGACGTGGACGCCGACGACCGCGCCGCCGGCCGTCAAGCACGCGATCCTGCTGCTCACGGCGCACTACTACGAACACCGGGGCGACGACATAGATAAAACCGCCGACGCCGCGCTGATCTGGGGCGAGGTGCAGCAGCTCCTCGGCCGGCACCGGGATCCGACGCTCGGGTAACCCATGCCTGCGATCGGCCAGTACCGGCACCTTGTGAGCCTCGACGCGCCCGGCGATCCGGTTCCGGATCCGGACGGCGGGTTCACCGAGAGCTACGCGCCGCTCGATCCGGCGACGTGGGATTGTGCCATTCAGCAGGCGAGCGTGCGATCGCTGGAATCGATCGGCGCCGGCTCGGTCGTCGCGCAGGCGACGCACCTGGTACGCGGCCGGTACCATCCGGGCATTACGACGCAGACGCGGATCACCTTTCACGGGCGCGTGCTGAACGTCCTGTACGTCGCGAACCGCGACGAGCGGAACCTCGAAACCGATTGTGTCTGCGCCGAGGTCGTCAAGTGAGCGCACGCGTCACCTGGTACGGGCTCGATCTCTATCGGCGCGCGCTCCTCGGCTGGCCGATCGAGGTCGCGAACGAGGCGCGCGTGATCATCGAGCGCGAGGCGCAGGCGGCGTACGACGAGATGCGATCCCCGGCGCCGGTCGGGTACCCGGTGAAAAGCGGCGAGCTGCGGAACGGGCTCACGCTCACCGACACGAGCCCGAGCGCGCTGCACCCACGCTGGACGCTCCAGAACGAAACCTATTACGCCAAGATTTTCGAGGCCGGGGGCGCGACGACGGCCGGGCCGAAATCGCCGGGCCGCGTGTTTGTGCCGATCTCGATCCGGCGCCGCCGCGCCATGCGCGACGCGATCGTGCAGACGGTACTCCGGGGGCCGCATGGCACGTCCTGATTCCGGCGCGATCGATCGCGCGGTGATCGGGCTGCTGCAGGCCGACGCGCAGCTCGCGGCGCTGATGCCCGAGGGCGTCTGGTTCAATCGCGCCGCACCGGGGCTCACGCGCTTTGTGCTGGTCGGGTTCCAGTCGGGCGAGGACGAGGCGACCTACGGGCAGCTCCGCGCGAGCGAGTCGCGGCTCTACTCGGTACAGGCGCTCGCCCTGTCCACGGCCGCCGACGTGGCGACGATGAAAGCGGCGGCGTACCGGATCGACGTGCTGCTCGCGAGCGACACGCCGCTCGCGCCGCCCGAGGACTACGACGCGCTCGACGCCGTGCGCGAGGAACCGATCGCCGAGTCGCCCGAGGATGAACTCGACAAAACGCTCGCATGGCACCACTACGGCGGCTTTTACCGTGTCACGGCGTACTGGCCGGACCTGGTGACGATGGAGGACTGAAGCTATGTCGATCAAAACCGGACGGTACGGCAAGGTGAGCTGGGACGCGCTCGGCGGCGCGTCGCTTGTTCCGATCATTTCGATCAACGCGTGGCAGGGGAACTTCGCGCCCGAGTACGAGGACGTGACGTGCTTCCAAGATACAAACCGCGTGTATATCCCGTCGCTCATGGACATTGCCGGGAGTTTTTCGGGCTACTGGAACTCGGCCGAACTCGCGCTGTTCAAGGCGGCGATGAACCCCACGCCGGGTACCCTGCAGCTCATGCCGAATACGACGGAGAGCGCGTTTTTCTGGCAGGGGCTCGCCTACATGGACGCCTCGATCGATTGCTCGCTCAGTGCGCCCAAGATCACCGGCAATTTCAAAGCGGCCGGATCGTGGAGCGCGCCCGGCCAGGTCGTCGCGACCGGCGCGGGACCGGGGACCGGCAACGGCACGTTCACGCCGGCCAATGCGACGCCGCCGCAAAATTTCGCGGCGCTCACGGGCGTCACGGCGAGCCCGGCGACCAACTGGACGAGCGGTCAATTCATTCAGCTCGGCGACGGCTCGCGCGCGAACTGGAACGGCACGGCGTGGGTCGTCGGCACGCACGCGTAACCGATGATCGACACGGTTACCCTCACGGGGATCGAGGCGACGGTCGTCTGGGGCTACCATACGGCCGCCGTCTGCCGCTCGTGGACGGTTACCAAAACCGAGCAGGGCGCGTGGATTTTGTCGGCCGTCCTGACGCGCGCCGACGCGTTCCAGCTCCGGCAGCGCGATCTCAAATTTACCGCGCCGCGTAAGGGCGGCTTTTTCTGCTGGCCGATCGTCGCGGTGACGCTCGGCGCGACGACACTCGCGGCCACGCTCGGGCCGCCGGAGAGCTGATGCGATCCCGCTTTGTCTATCCCCAGACGATCACGCTCACGCTCGGCAACGGCGACCGGCTGATCGTGCGGCAACGGCTGAACGTCGGCGAGCAACGCGCGAGCTATCACGCGTGTTCGACCGTCGTACCGACCGAGGACGGGGGCGTACGCACCGTGCCAAACCCGCTCTTGGTCGGCGTCGCGAAGGTCGCGGCGTACCTCGTGGACTGGGTACTGGAGGACGAGGCGGCCCCGGCGATCCGGGGGTTGGACCTGGCACAACGGATCGCCGTCCTCGATAACCTCGATCCCGAGGACTTCTACGAACTGAAAGCGGCGATCGACGCGCACGAGGGGGAACAGGCCGCCGCGAGGCTCGCGGAAAAAAACGGCCGGAGTGGCGAGAAGAGCGCGCCAGCGATCTCGCCCTTGCCGTCCGCACTGGCTGGCGCGTCGAGTGGGTCCGCGAACTAGATCCCGATGACTACGCGATCCTGGTCGATCTCCTGAAACCCGAGGCGAACTAGTGGCGCCGATCGTCACCGTTTTTGATGCGAACTTCGACAAGTTCACGGCCGCCGTGAACGGGGCCGAGGCGCAGCTCCGCTCGTTTACGACCGACGCCGACAAGGTCGCCAGCTCGCTCGGGAAAATGACCGACTCCTTCAGCGGTCAAAAGGTCGTCCAGCAGGCGCTGCTGATGACCGAGGCGATCGAGCGCGTCGGCGGCGCCGGGACGCTCACCGACAAGGAACTGCAGAAGATCGCCCCAACGATCCAAGAGGCGATCGAGAAAATGAAAAAGCTCGGGCAGGAGGTACCGGCGAACCTCCAGAAGCTCGGGGACGAAACGAAAAACGTGAACTCGGCCATGAGCGGACTCGGCAAGCTCGCCGGGGAACTCGCCGGGCCGCTCCTCGCGCTCTTTTCCGTACAAACGGTCATTCAGTTTGGCAAGGACGTCCTGGCGGCCGGGGACGCGATCCAGAAAATGGCCGACCAGACGGGGCTCCTCACCGACGAGGTACAGGCGCTCCAGTACATTTCCGGGCAGAGCGGATCGAGCGTCGAGGCGCTGGTGAGCGCCGCGCAGGATCTGCAGCTCAAGATCGGCGCCGGGGACGCCGGCGTGAGCGGCGCGATCCGGCGCCTCAATATCAACCTCGCGGACTTCCAGCAGCTCGGCACCTACGACCAGATGATCGCCCTGTCGGAGGGGCTGCAACACGTCAGCACCGAGGCCGAGCGCGACGCGATCGCCGCCGACCTGTTTGGCAAGAAGTGGAAAGAGATCCTCCCGGCGATGAAGTCGGACATGAAGGCGCTCGGCGAGGAAGCGCCGAAAATGTCGAAGGAAGCGGTCGCGGCGCTCGACGCGATCGGCGATTCCATGACCGGCGCGTACCAGGCGGCGATCGCACTGGGCGGCGAGGGCGTGCTGCACGTCACCAATTTCCTGAAAGCGATCTACGACTTCCAGTCGCGGTTCGACCTGTCGCACCTCGGATCGAGCGTCACCGAAATGATCGGGCCGCTCGAAGCGGCGAAAGCGGCGGTCGATTCCATGCAACCGCCGAAAGCCACGATCGAGGGATTCCAGACGCTCAAGCTCACGGCCGGGGAACTCGCGGCGATCATCAAACAATCCGACGACGAGCAGGCCGCGCGCGTCGCGCAGCAAAAGGCCGACAGTGACGCCAAGATCCAGATGAAAAAGGATGAGGAAAAAGCCGCACGCGATCTCGCGGCGGCCGAGCGCGCCTACTGGGACGGCGTCGCGGCGATCATGGAAAAGGCGACCGGCGCGGCGGCGATCGACGCCGCGAGCAAGTGGAATGACGCGCTCAAACTGCTGGAGGGCGATCTCACCCATTTCAGCAACACCGACCTGCGCGCGATGTACGACGCGCTGCAGGCTGGCGTGTCGGCGATGATCGCGAACGGGACGGCGGCGAGCGATCTCGGCGTCGAGCTGCACGCGCTGATGCTCAAAGCGCAGGAAGCGGCGGCCGGGATCAGGGCCACGGCCACGGCGTCCGACACGTCCATTGGCGCGGTGACGGCGTTCACGCGGAGCCTGTACGACCTGGCGCGCGCGGAGGATGCCGCACGGGGAACGAGCCCCAATGTCGGCGGCTCCGACGCGACGAGCGGCCCGTACACGTCACCGACTGGCAACCAAGGCGGCTCCACGTTCAATGCGGATCAGGGGCTCCCGAGCACGAGCGGCTCCGGCGCCGGATCGAGCTACTACCTCCCGCCGCGCCGGGCAGCAGGCGGCCCGGTGAGCGCCGGTACCTCGTACCTGGTCGGTGAGCGCGGCCCCGAGCTGTTCACGCCGGGCTCCAGTGGCATGATCTCGGCCGGCGGCGCCGTCGTCAATTACTTCAACCTGGTCGATACCGAAAGCAACCTCGCGCGGCGCGTGAGCGAACTCATTCTCCGCTCGGTGACGCAGGCCCGGCGCGTCTGATGGCGGTTCTGTCCAACAACGCGATCCTCAACGTCGGGCGCCTCAACGCGTTCCGGCTGAATTTCATTGAGCCGGGGCTCAAGAAACAGCGCGACACGCTCCTGACGATCACGCTCGACGGCGTCCCGCTCCGCGTGCGCCGGAACTCGCTCACGATCCGTGACGTGATCAACGACGCCCCGAATACCTGTACCTTGACCGTGGACGACGCCACGCCGCCGACCGTGGGCAAGCGCCTCGTCGTCGTCCTCGGCGTCGATCCCAAGTACACGCTGTTTACGGGACGGCTGCAGGCGGCGAACGCGTCGTATATCGGGCGGCCGACCGTGGACGAGTGGCACTGCGAGGCGATCGACGACACGGCGCGCGCCGACTGGCTGCGCCCCTTTGGCGCATGGGAGGGCGTGAGCGCGACGACGGTCGCGCAGCAGCTCGTCGCGACCTACGCGCCGGGCTATACGAGCGTGAACGTGCAGGCCGGGCTCGCGCCCGTGACGATTTTTCTCGACGGCTCCGAGCGCATGAATGGCGCGCTCCGGCTGATCGCGAAACTGATCGGGGGCTATTTCTACTGGGAGAACTTTGATCTGCACCTGTTTGTCGGCGACGAGCCGGGGATCGCCAATCCCGATCCGATCACCGGCAGCAAAGGGCAGATCCTCGACGAGCCGCCGATTAGCCAGACGAGCGACGATAGCCAGATCCGGACCAGGTGCTACGGCCGGGGGCATAGCGAGAACACGCTCACCGACGTGGGCGCCGGGGAAACCCTGCTCCCGATCGAAAACGCCGTCATGTTCCCGGCCGGGGGCGGCGCGGCGATCATCGAGTACCGCAAGGTGACGTATAGCGGCACCGTGATCGGCGGCTCGGGCGCGCTCGTCGGGCCGGGCGTCACGCCAGCAGCGGCGCCGGTCCTCGCCGTCGCGGACGGCAGCGGGATCGACGCAGGCGCGCACAACTACGCGTACACGTGGGTGACGGCGGCCGGAGAAACGAACCCGTCGCCGATCGCCTCGGTCAATCTGACGGGCGGCCAAGTTCCGGCGCCGACGTTCAGCGTGAGTACGGGGATCCAGTTTGGGGGGCCGCCGGCCGGGACGCCGCTCAACTATGTGATGTACATCACCGACGCGGCCGGCGCCGGGTTTAATTCGCTACCGTCCGCGAATCTGCAAATCATCTCAACGGGCTACCGGCCGCAACTCAATTTTGTGACGACGGCCGATATGCGAGGCCGCGCCGTCGTCTTTTATCGCAACGACAATAAAGGCACCGGCTGGTCGCCGGTTCCCATTCTGGGCGATCCTCCGGGGAACAATTGGACGCATCCGTTCCCGCCCAATCAACCGGCCGGGTATGGGCAGCAGTGGACCGATGGACTCGTGAGCTATGGGGGCGGCGCGCCGAATCCCGGCGAACCGAATAACGGACCACTGGTCAGTGGGCGCGTGAACATCTCCGGCGTATCGGTCGGGCCGACCGGCGTCACGGGGCGCAAGGTGTACCGGACGCCGGCCAACCAATCAACGCTGAAACTGCTCGCGCTCTGGAGCGATAACACGACGACGACCGGGCAGGATAACCTCGCGGACTCGACGCTCGGCGCGGTCGCTCCGGCGACCGATACCTCGGGGCTGCAGATGGCAGCAGGCCAGGTGCTGCCGGGCGCCGCGAGTATGCCCGTGAGCGGCACGGGCTGGGCGCGCGCGGCTGGCGGCTGGGTGATCGTCGGCAACGGGCAACAGGTGATCCGGTACACCGGGATCGCCGGGAACGCGATCACCGGGATTCCGGCGACCGGGCCGGGCGCGATTATCGCGGCCGTCAATTACAACTCCACACTGACCGGCGCCCCGATGCTCCTCGGCCTGTCGGCGACGACGGCGATCCGCAAGGGGACGGCGGTCGCGATCTGGGTGCAGCGCGACGATCCGGCGGCGCAGGCCGCGCTCGCGGCGCGTGTCGGCGGCTCGGGGATCGTCGAGCATCTGATCGTGGACGAGCGGCGCGGCGAGCAGTCGCTCCTCGCGCTCTGCGACGCCGACCTGGCGATGTACGGGCGCCCGATCGTCACCGTGCGCTATGTCAGCTTCGATCCGAAAACGCGCTCGGGGCGGCCGGTGACGATCGCGATCGCGCAACCGCCGATTAACCAGACGCTGATGATTCAGGACGTAACGATCGACGCGTTCGCGCCGGGGCCGCCGCACTTCACCGTGACGGCCAGCTCGCAGCGCACGTCACTGGAAGATCTGTTGCGCCGCATGGTCGGCACGCTGGAGGAGGGTTTCTAAATGCCGATCAACAGGGCGCCGTTTAACGCGTTGGTGGACGATTCCGGGAACGGGACGTCCGGATCGATTTGGAACAAGGCGGCGATCCAAAACGTCCTCCTCGACCCGATTGATGCGATTCCGACGTTTCAAAACGTTCCGTTTAGCGCGGGCAATTTCGGCGCGGCATCACCAATGGTCTGGACGGTGGGCGCGGGCGCTTTGATCGACAATCGCTATGCCGTGATCGGGAAGTCAGTACTGATTTGGTCGTTCTATATCTCCTGGTTTTCTGGGAGCAACGTATTGAGCGGGTCTCCGACGGCGCAACTGTTTATGACAATCCCAGGTGGCAAGGCTGGCGCCTCCACCACCATTCTGGCGCTTGATTATTGCGCGGGCATTGTCGGCGTCAATCAAATGGCGGGCCTGCAGGTTTCGCCCTCGGGCGGCGGATACATCACCATTTCTAAGGCCAACGGGAGCAATTACGCACTATCAGACATACCAGGGATGGTGACCACACTGATCTTTGAGGTGTTCTGAATGGCGCAACCATTCCCGCCGCAAGGCAACCAGAGCCAGCATACCGAACGGCCGCTCAAGATCTACGCCGAGCAGTACGTCGAGGGCGGCGCGCTGCCGGTCGGCGTGTTGAACCATGCGCCCACGGGCGAGCAGACGCCGCCGTACCTGGTCGCGAACGGCGTCTATCAGCCGGTACGCGTCGGCGACTGGGTGATCTCCAATCGCTACACGGGCGTCCCGATCGAGGTCATCTCGGACGAGGAATTCTCCGAGCGGTTTGGCGGGGGCGGCGCCCCGCTCGTGCCGGAGTGACGCCGGGCTGGCTGTTGCTGCTGGCGCTGCTCGGCCTGCTGCTGCTCGCGCGCGCGGCGCGGCGGCGCTGAACCCGCGCGTTTTGTGTCGGCGCGTTTGTGTCAAAACCGGGAAGTGTTCCCCGTGGAACACGTTAGCGGGAGTGATTCCGGTACGACCAGTTCCCGGCCGTGCCTCGAGCGCCCCGCCGGCCGAACCCGCCAAACCGCTCAATCAATCAATAGAATCAGGCCGAAACCGCGCGATCCTCGGCCCTGTCGCCGACTCCGGTGGACTCCGGCTAACCCCGCCTAACACCGGGTTCCGAGGCCGTTTTGTGTCAGCCCGGCCGGGTTTTTGTGTCACTCGTCAAGGTCAAAGGCGAGGCGAAACAACAGGCCGCGCATTTGTGAATCCGGGGCCAGCACCGTCGCCGCCCGTCCCTCGGCGGCGATCTTCTGATCGAGAAATTGCACCGCCGGGTTCTGGTCATTACCCACAAGCGCCAGCATGGCGTCGCGGTACTCCCCGAGCGTTTCTGGACACGCATTGCCGAACTCGTCCTGCCGCATGGGTCAATCAACCGCGTACGGTTTCGGCGTCCGCACGTAGCCGTTCCGTTTGCGTTTCAGGAACCCGCCTTTGACGAGCGGCCCCGTCCCGTACCGGGCCGTCACCGGGCGCGGCGTCACCAGGTCGAACGTCGCGAGGTAGTCGGCGATCCGCTGGCGCTGCGCGCGCTTGCGCGCGGTGTAGTCGCCCCGCTGTTTTGCGCGCACCAGGATCGGAGGGCCGCGCCCGTGGCGTCGCCGGGGGCTCGGCGTCGAGCAGCGCCCGCGCGGCTTTTAACACGTCGAGGTTCTGTTCGTACTGGGCGATCAGGGCGGCGAGCTGCTGGTGCGCGGAGGGGATCGGCATACGGGGCTCCTGTTGATTACGCGACCGCGCTCTGCGATCGGGTATGGGCGGCGAGCGTCGCGGCGAGGCGCTCACTGACGGCGGCGACGGCGGCCACGTCCACGTTTTGATTTGCGCCGAGGGCATAGCGCGCGGTGAGGCGCGAGCCTTTCGCGTGGCCGAGCAGACGGCCGACCGTGTCGAGGTCGCGCGTCGTTTCGTACATCAGCGTCCCGAACGAGTGCCGGAGGTCGTAGCAGTGGACGGTCGCGCGGCCCTGCTCGTCCACGAGCCCGACTTTGCGCGCGGCGCTCTTGAACGTCTTATTGAGCGGCGCGTCGCGAAACGGTCCCCATGCTCCGGCGGCGATGAACGCGCGAAACGCCGCGACGCCTTGGGCCGTGAGCGCGATCGTGCGCGCCTCGACGCCGGAGCCTTTGCGGCGCGGCGGCAGGTGGACGACGCCGCGATCGAGATCCCGCAAGTGGACGCGGCGCAGCGTCGCGAGGACGCCGGGCGGGATCCCGGTGAAGGCGATCACGCGGAGCCGGGCCGGGGCGAGCGCCGGAACGGGGCCGCCCCGCGCGAAGCGACGCGGGGCCAGGTGATCGAGGATCTGCAGGATCACCGGGTAGGGGATCGCGCGGGGCTGGTCGTACTTGGGCGTCGCCGGTTTGTGCGCGACGCGCGCCGGGTTGATCCCGCCTTTGCCGTTCCGCAGCGTGTAGAACCCCTGCAGGTAGACGGCGACTTTGCGCGCCGTCGCCTGCGCCATTCCGGCGAGCTGCCATTGCTGGAGCTGCCGCTCGATCTCGTGCGGCTGGATGCCGTCGGGATCGCGGTCCCGCCCGAGGACGGCCGCCCAGCGGTGCAAGGTGACGAGCTGCCGCGAGATGGACGCGAGCGCGGCCCGGCGCTGCCCGTAGTCGGCGATCGCCGCCGTGAAGCGCCCAGCGGCCGGGGCGCGCGCGATCGCTGCGCTGGGGCGTGTCTGGGCGGCCGTGAGGGCATCCTCGCGCCACTTCAGCAACGTCGAGCGCGGCGTGTCGGCCGGGAACCGGGGCGACCAGGTGCGGACGCCCTTGACCATGTAATGCACCTGGTGCGTCCCGTCCGGACGCGTCACGATCCCTTTCGAGTCGCGCGGTCGTTTCTTCGATCGTGTAGCCATTAGTCCAAATCCTGAAAGAGGCGTTCAAGCGATGCGACGATCGCGTTTGCCTCGTGTGGTCGCTTTGTCGCGTGGGACACGAGGCGTGCGACGACGTGAGCCAGGCGGCTCCAGAGGCGCGCCGGAATCGCCGCCGGTATCGCGCCGGATTGTGTCGATCTCCATGCGGAGCCGGGCGAACTCGGCGGCGACCGTTTGCTGGAACTGTTCGA